GTAGTTATTGTCGTAATGACGTTGACCTCACTTACGCTCTTTTTCAATGCCTTGCCCCTAGATTTACTAAAACAGAACTTAAACTTATTGACCTCACTCTGCGAATGTTTACTGAGCCGGTCTTAGAACTAGACCTACCGTCGCTTGAGCAACACCTAGAGGATGTCAAAGATAAAAAAGAAAAGTTGATGGCTGCTGCGGAGTCCGACAGAGATACGCTGATGTCAAACGATAAGTTTGCTGCACTGCTGCAAAGCATTGGCGTGGTAGTGCCGACTAAGATTAGCCCTGCCACAGGCAAAGAAGCATGGGCATTGGCTAAGTCTGATGAAGGGTTGAAAGAATTACAGGAGCATGAGGATCTGCGGGTACAGGCACTTGTTGCCGCACGGCTTGGGACAAAGAGTACGCTAGAGGAGACACGCACCACACGATTTATTGGAATAGCAAAGAGAGGCAACATGCCTGTGCCTTTGCGCTATTACGCCGCCCACACAGGGCGTTGGGGTGGGGATGACAAACTTAATCTTCAGAACCTACCGAGGAGTGGGAGGCTAAAGCAAGCGATCATTCCTCCCGATGGGTACGTAATCATTAACGCCGACTCATCACAGATTGAAGCCCGTACTGTGGCTTGGTTGGCAGGTCAAGGAGACTTAGTTGATGCGTTCGATAAAGGCGAAGACGTTTATAAAATCATGGCGTCGGCAATTTATGGCAAATCTGTCGAGGAAATTACGAAGGAAGAGCGATTTGTTGGTAAGACGACTATCCTTGGGGCGGGATACGGAATGGGCGCGACTAAGTTTCAGGCTCAACTTAAGGTATTTGGGGTTGACCTACCGGAGGCAGAGTGCCAACGCATTATCGCCGTCTATCGACAAACCTATCCCAAGATCCCGGCCTTATGGAAACAAGCGCAAAAAAGTCTTGATGCTTTGGTTGCAAGACAAACCACACCAATTGGAATGTACCCCGAAGTTATATCCGTTACTGAGTCCGGTATCCGACTACCCTCCGGGTTGTACCTTACCTATCGTGGACTTAAAGCCGACTCCGACGGTCAGTATTCGTATAAAACAAGGATGGGCGAAACGAAAATTTATGGCGGGAAAGTCACCGAGAACTTTACCCAAGCGGTTGCACGGTGTGTAATCGGGGAACAAATGCTTAAAATTGCCAAGCAATATAAGGTAGCATTGACGGTGCATGACTCTGTCGTGTGTATTGCTAAAGAAGACGAAGTTGAGGAAGCGGTAGATTACGTAACCAAGTGTATGCAATGGCGACCCAAATGGGCGCAGACACTACCCCTTACATGTGAAGTTGGATATGGAGTTAACTATGGTAAATCTTAAAGGTATCGAAGCATATAACAATGTGGCGTCATTACAGGGTAAATCAATGAAAATAGACACAACATTAAATTACACAACCTATGAGTTAAAAGTAAAAGGATTATTAAAAGAAATTCACGAGCATTTATTAAGAAATGATCATGTATCAGCAGCGTCTACAATTGATCAAGCAATCGTTGAACTACGGCTAATGAGAGCGGCTGTAAAAAGCCATATCAAAGAATGAAATATACTTGGTCATACAGCAGCATCTCGCTGTTTCAGCAGTGCCCCCGAAAGTATTATCGGATGCGGATTGTTAAGGACATTGTTGAACCGCCGACCCCACATCTTGACTACGGCACAGAGGTTCATGCAGCAGCCGAAGATTATGTGTGTGCGGATAAGCCAATAGACCCCAAGTATGCTTTCATAAAACCGCATTTAGACTTTTTAAAATCTCTGCCCGGCTTGAAGTTGTGCGAGTACGAGATGGGGCTGACCAAAGACTTTGAGCCGGTTGGGTTCAAAGATGAGAACGTGTGGTTCCGTGGAATAGCAGACTTGTTGATCATCGACGGAGATGCCGCAATGATCGTGGACTATAAAACAGGCAAGTCCTCTCAGTACGCCGACACCAAACAGTTAGAGTTGTTAGCATTACTGACGTTCAAGCATTTCCCGCATGTGCAATCTATAAAAGCAGGGCTGCTGTTTGTTGTAGCCCAAGACTTGGTAAAGGCGTCATTCGTTAACAATGCGCAAGAGATGGCATGGAGTCGGTGGTTGCCTGAGATCCAAAGGCTTGAGGCTGCTATGACAAATGACGTATGGAACGCAAGACCTAACTTCACATGCAGAAAATTTTGCCATGTAAAAGATTGTGAACACAATGGGAAAGGCGAATGGAGATGAGCGAACCCGCAGTAGATTGGTTTTTAATAAATCAATTGGTTGCATCTGAGCATCAATATCTTGATGTAGATGACCCCCCGTTAGATTCATTGCGTATGGCGTGGCCTTTTAAAACAGACGAAGAGAGGAAGAAAATACAAAAATGGATGATGAAACAAACCAAAGTTCGGAAGATAAAGTTCTCGGACTTCGAGGAAGCGCCGTTTTAACAGAAAAAGATAAGAGAAATGCTAAACGTCGAACTGAAGAATACAGGGCTAAACGTAGGGCTACCCGTGATTTATCCAAAGATCGTGAGCGTTGGGCAAAATACTATGAAGCAAATAAGGAAAAATTATTGGAGAGAGCACGCAATTACCGTGCACGACCCGAAGTAAAAGAATACAAAAAAGAATATCGCAAAAAAGAATATGTAGAAAAAGGTAAGCAAAGGGGGTTAGATGGTATTAAAAACCTTACAGATAATTATATTAAGGGTGTACTAACTAAAGACACACAATTAAGTTACAAAGACATTCCAAAAGAAATGATTGAAGCCAAACGATTTGAGATGCTTATTAGGCGTGATTATTTAGTCAACACTACATCCGAACAACGATTTAAAATATCCAAAGAAAAGTACAAGAAAAAGTTAGGTATTTTACCAAAAAGCAAAATGTCCGCAGAAGAAACTAAAGCGCGACGACGTGCTAAAGCACGTGAACGCTACGTAGTTAACATTGAAAAAGAAAGAGAGGCTAACAAAAAATATAGAGAAGCAAACAGAGAAAAAATAAATGTTAAACAAAGGGCAAAATATGCAGAAAACAAAGAAGAAATAAATGCAAAGCGTAGAAACCGAACACCTGAAGAACGAGCGCATATAAACGAATTAGCAAGAGCCGCAGTAAAAAGACGTAAACTTTTAACTAAGGAGAACCAAGATGAAAAACGTAACTGAATTAAGAGAACAATTGTCCCAAGTATTTAACGACTTGCGTAACGGTGTTGTTAAACATTCTGATGCCGCAGAACTAGCAAATCTAGCAGGCAAGATGATTAACTCAGCCAAGGTGCAGTTAGAGTATTACGCACTTACTAAAGAAACCCCCAAAATAACTTTTCTCAAAAGTGAAGATAAGTAATGAGCGATTATCAGTACACAAAGGATTGGTTTAACTGGGCACCCCATGTATGGGAGCAGTTGATCCCGCATCTGTCGGAGCGTAAAAACTTCTTAGAGATTGGGTCATTTGAAGGGCGGTCTGCGGTATGGACTATCGAGAACATGATGGAAGATGGCGGCGAGATTGTCTGCATCGACACATGGGAAGGTGGATCTGAACATGTTAATGGCGAAATGGATGGGGCTGAGTTACGGTTTCATCAGAACATTACTTTAGTTCGCAGCAAGTTTCCTAATCGTGCTGTGGTGTCGCTCAGAGGTACGTCTGTTGAAGGATTGGCTGGATTGCTTGCCCACAAAAAACAGTTCGACTTTATCTACATTGATGGGTCACACCTAGCCAAGGATGTACTGACCGATGCGTGTATGGCTTGGCCTTTGTTAAAGTCAAAAGGCTTCATGGTCTTTGATGACTATCTGTGGAAGCCCCAAGGGTTCACTCTGTTGCAACGCCCCAAGGTTGCAATAGATGCGTTCGTAAATATGTTTGAAGATGAATTAAATATCGCCTATTCCGGGTATCAACTTATCGTGAGGAAAGTATGAGTGAAGAAAAGAAACCAAGCATTATGATTGCAACCCCGATGTACGGCGGGATGTGTACTGGTAACTACGTAGCAGGTCTATTAGGCACAATAAACATGATGAAACAAATCGGGGTTCCTGTTTATTGGGCGCAGATTACTAACGAGAGCCTGATTACCCGTGCCCGTAATGAGTTGGCTAGACTGTTTCTTGAAAAGGGTATGGATTACCTTATGTTCATAGATGCAGATATATCGTTTGATGGTAAGGCTGTAGCGCAACTCATGGCGGCTGATCGGGATATTACTTGTGGTATTTATCCTAAAAAAGAGGTTGATTGGAAACAAGTGGGCAAAGCGGCAAAACTTGGTAAAGAAAACCTACAAGACTATGGCGGTGCTTTTGTATTTAACATGGCGGGACAAATGCAAGAGTCTGATCCCGATGGAGTGATTGAGGTGCGCCACGGTGGTACGGGGTTCATGCTAATTAAACGCAGGGTATTTGAAGATCTTATGCCTCACGTACCCACTTATCGGGTATCCACACACAAAGAAAACGGTGAGTACATTAAACCTTTAACTCATGAGTTCTTTGCTACGAGTATCGACGAGACAGGTGCGTTGCTATCTGAGGACTATCACTTCTGCGATCTATGGCGTAAGCACGGCGGCAAAATTTACGCTAATCCATTCATTAAATTAGAACATGTTGGTACGTATGTGTATGGAGGAGACATAATTAAATCGGGAGGCAATCTGAAATGAAAAAACTAATTGCAAGTTTACTGTTCATCCCATGCATGGCACACGCTGAGTTTCTTACGGGTAACGATTTATTAAGACACATAAATAGTGATGAAACTATTTGGAGAATGTTTGCCCTTGGATATGTAGCCGGGGTAAGCGATGCACAGCAACATGTTTTTAGTTGTCCGTCGGCGGGTGTAACGAATGGTCAGGTTAGGGATGTTGTTAAAAGTTACCTTGAATCTAACCCCGGCATACGTCACAAGAGCGCAGATATGTTAGTTACTGATGCATTGAAGCAAGTGTGGCCTTGTGCGAATCGGAACAAAGGTAGTGGTACTCGATTATAAAAGGAGAAGAACAGTGGCAGTTGAGATGACCGACTTTGAACAGGGTGTGTGGAACTATTTACTTTCTCATCCAAAAACCCCGGTTCAGGCAAATAAAATCGCAAAGGAGTGGATTGTTAGTAAGACTAGGGTATATAGAGTGCTAGAAAAGTTTGTTGAGAATGGGATCGCGGATGTTGTGCGTATTGGTTCCAAGAAATTTTATAGGGTGAAAGAATGACTCCTGAAGAATACAAAGCCGAGATCGAACGCCTAAAGAAAGAAGTTGAGCATTGGAAACAGGCATATCACAGGGTCAAAGATGAGAACGAGCGGCTGGCCCTTGACTTAGGTATCAAAGATAATCCACAATTTGGGAAACCCTTTTAGGAGATTATTATGCCTTACGTAAACAAACCCCGCCCCTACAAGAAAGAATGGCAACAGCAAAAGGATCGTGATGAAAAAAGCCTACGAGCCACACGAGAGCGTGCCCGATATAGCATGGACAAAAACGGGACAGATAAGAACGGAAATGGCAAAGCCGACGCTAGAGAGGGGAAAGATATTGACCACGTCAAGCCTTTATCAAAGGGCGGCACTAACGCCAAGTCCAACCTTAAACTTAAATCAGTTTCGGCTAACCGATCATTCTCTAGGAACCCTGACGGATCGGTACGCAAAAACGCCCCCAAAAAGTGAAGATGATTACGCAGAGGAATTAAGAAAATTCTTTTTCCAAAGTAGGTGGCAGTATCGAGAGCAATGGAAAACTAAAAGCGGAAACGCAATTGATTTCTTAGTAAAGGCTCCGCATGATGGGGGGCACATATTCTTTGGCGTTGAATGTAAAAAGGATATGAACACAAGTACGGCTGCTACAACACTTGCAGATCATTTTGAACAAGCGGCTGCGTATGCTAAAGATTTAAAAATGCCTGTATTTTTAGGGCCGGTGTATTACCCGGGGAGTGCTAATTCTGCATGTCTTGGGGGGAACACAATAAAACCAATAGCGGCTTTAAATATCTTTGGTGGTCGGATGAACGTAGGTACTCTTGTTTATAGAACAGGATTTAACTCAAATTACAACTACAATAATTGGTACCTACTTATGAGAGGTGATTACTTTTGGGAACCTTACAAAGGATTTAATGAGTCTCGTTTAAATTATGTTGTGACAACCGGATCGAAGAAAGAAAGAGTACCTTTAAAAGTATGGAAATAATTAATAATCAAGTGCTAGTAGTTCGGACTAAGTTTCCTAGCCGCATTACAGAGACAATTAAAAAAAGCAAAGTTGTCCAAAAGAATGGAGAAGTTAGTGAGGTAGCGGTTAACTGGGGATTGCATGAGGCCCAAACACTGCGCACATTAAATCTTAGAAATATACCGTCCCCAATAATACGAGACTATAAGTGGCCCGGGGCTTACCCCCCGATGTCTCACCAAAAAGATACGGCTTCATTCCTTACCCTGCATAAGCGAGCATTCTGTTTTAACGAACAGGGTACAGGCAAGACTGCGGCGGCTATATGGGCGGCTGACTATCTAATGGAGCAGGGGTTAATTAATCGGGTTCTAGTTATCTGCCCCCTGTCCATCATGCAGGCGTCTTGGCAGTCAGATCTATTTAAGTGCGCCCTACATCGCACGGTGGCTATTGCGCATGGGGCTAGGGAAAAGCGCAAATCTCTTGTTAACAGTAACGCCGAGTTTGTTATCGTTAATTACGATGGTGTGGAGACCATAGCCGATACCATTATTGAAGATGGCACATTTGATCTAATCATTGTGGATGAGGCTAATGCCTACAAGAATGTAGGAACCAAGCGGTGGAAGACGCTACAAAAAATAATTAAGCCGACTACATGGGTCTGGATGATGACCGGAACCCCTGCCGCACAGTCTCCTACGGATGCCTATGGCTTGGCTAAGATGGTTGTCCCACATGCTGTTCCACGGTTCTTTGGGGCGTTCCGAGACATGGTTATGACTAACATCAGCCGGTTTAAATGGATACCCAAACACAACTCTCAAAAAACAATTTTTGCTGCATTGCAACCCGCTATTCGGTTTATCAAAGAGGATTGCATTGACTTACCGGAAATAACTTACACCGCACGGCACGCACCGCTTACGGCCCAGCAGGAAAAGTACTATCAGATTCTTAAGAAAGATATGTTGTTGTCTGCGGCGGGTGAGGAAGTATCTTCAGTCAATGCTGCTACAAACCTTACTAAATTACTACAGATTTCAGGCGGTGCTGTTTACACCGACTCCGGTAACACAATGGAGTTTGATGTATCAAATCGTCTCAACGTGGTGCAAGAAGTTATCGAAGAGGCATCTCATAAGGTTCTAGTATTTGTCCCGTTTACCCATACGATTACGCTTCTTAGTGAGCACCTATCAAAGAATGGGATTACATCAGAAATAATTAATGGGCAAGTTCCTGTTAACAAGCGAACAGATATTATCAAGCGCTTTCAGGAAAACCCTGAGCCAAAAGTATTAATTATTCAGCCTCAAGCCGCCGCACATGGTGTAACATTGACTGCTGCCAATGTGATTATTTGGTACGCTCCCGTCACTTCTATTGAGACTTATCTGCAAGCAAACGCTCGCATACACAGACAGGGGCAAAAGAACCCAATGACTGTTGTGCACATCACAGGAAGTCAAGTAGAAACTAAGTTGTATGGGATGTTACAAAACAAACTTAATGTCCACACTCAGTTAGTTGATTTATATAAAAATGAAATTAGTTCTTGACACAGTATAGTTTCAGTAGTAGTATTAAACATCGGGCGTAGATCCGAGTGCTTAACCAAGAGGATAAAAATATGGATGTTTCCGTAGATAAACTTGTCTCTGTTTACATTAAGATGCGTGATGAGCGTGATCGAGTTAAGCAGAGCATGGAAAAACAGGTTGAAGACATTGAAGCGCAAATGAAAGTTATTGGCGCCGAATTGCTAGACATCTGTAAAGAAGCCGGGGTTGATAGTTTTCGCACACCGTTTGGTACTGCTTACCGCACTCTCAAGAGCCGGTATTGGACTAACGATTGGGAAAACTTTCATAGGTTTATGAAAGATAATGAAGCAATGGAGTTATTAGAGCGCCGTATACATCAAACAAATATGAAACAGTTTTTAGAGGAAAACCCGGATACGCATCCCGCCGGACTTCAGGTTGAAAAAGAGTATGCAATTACCATTAGGAGAAAATAAATGAGTAACGAAATTAGTTTGTTTCAACAAGCAGTACCCGACTACATTAAAGAAGCCGGTGTAGATGAGTTAACCCGTTCGCTAGGTGGCGGCGGTGGTAGCAAGCGCATATCCATTCGCGGTGCTGTATTCCGTATGATGGTAGGCGGCGAGGAGATTGCCAAGAACGAAAGCCGTTCCATGAACATTGTAATTGTAAATGGAACCAAGCACGTAGCACGTAAGTTCTATGCCGGTAAGTATGTAGCCGGTGAATCAGCACCTCCTGATTGCTGGTCTAATGACGGCATCGCTCCTGATGCAAGTGTAGAAAGCCCACAAGGCCCAAATTGCGATAACTGCCCACAGAACATTAAGGGTTCAGGCAATGGCGATTCGCGTGCGTGCCGGTACGAAAAACGTTTGGCAGTTGTATTAGCCGACGACATCAAAGGTAGTGTTTATCAATTGTTGCTCCCATCAAAGTCCTATTTCGGCAAAGGCGACATCGACAAGATGCCGTTTGAGCAGTACGCCAAATACGTTGCTTCACAGGGATACAACATCAATATGATTGTCACCGAAATGAAGTTTGACTCGGACAGCGACAATCCCAAGTTGACCTTCAAGCCTATTGGTTTCCTCTCCAAGGAACAGTGGGAAGTAGCAAAACAGCAAGGTGCAACCTTGGATGCAAAACAAGCAATCGTAATGACTGCCTCACAATCAGATGCAAAACTGAAAGCAATTGCCGCTCCGGTAGCATCTACTGTGAATAAAGCCGAAGTAAAAGCAGAGGCCGAAGCAGCGGTTCCTGAGCCAACCAAAAAAGTTTCTAAGAAGGCTGCGGAGGCGCCGACTGAGAAAAAAGATCTCGCTGAAATTATGGGCAACTGGGCTACGGATGACGAGTAATGACGGACAGTCGTGGTTACAGTTCTCGAATTGTTAAGGCGAATAAAGAAGCCAGTACAGAAAACCTCGGTGTAGCGTTGGGGCGACTGTGCATTGCTAAAGAAATCCCTGTGTCTGATGTTTCTACTTACTTTGGGGTAAGCCGAATGACCATATACAAATGGTTTAAGGGTTTAGAAATACCAAGGCAGAAACAAATTGCAAGGATTGAAGAAGTTTTGGCAAAGGCTAAATTTAGCGTTTAGTAACACGGGCATCTAGTTCGACGGAACGAAAAGGGGTTAATCGCCGCAACCCCCTGATGCCCTTTCTTTTCTGCGGCGCAAGGGCGGCAAATGGCAACTACAGAATTACTGTCGGCGGTGCTTCCATCCGAAGGATGGTATTGCATTGTTGGGCTAAAGGCGGGGAATAAGCCAAGACAGACATTCCATGAGACATTGGATGAATGCGAGCAAGCAATTGCTGGCTTGATGGAAGACGAATATAACGCATACTTTGCATGCTCAAAGTACGAGACAAACAAATCACGCACGCAACCAAACGCCAAGTACATCAAAGCCTTTTGGCTAGACATTGATTGCGGTGAAGGCAAAGACTATCCTAGCCAAGGTGAAGGTCTTGCCGCGCTTAAAAACTTTTGTAAGGCAACAGGACTACCTAAGCCGACAGTTGTTAACTCGGGGCGGGGGCTGCATATCTACTGGCGACTTAGCAGAACTATCACTGCTGAGGAGTGGAAGCCCGTTGCCGAACGCATCAAGTATCTTTGCGAAGAATACGATTTCCATGTTGACCCGTCGCGCACAGCAGACTTAGCCTCGATACTTAGGGTTCCTGAGACTCTAAACTTTAAGGATGACCCGCCTAAGCCTGTATCTATTATTTGCTTATCAGATGAAATAGAGTACGAAACAGTTAAGTCCCAACTCGGTGTTCTTGTTGCGCCTCCTGAGTTTAATGTACCGAGGCAAGAACTAAATGAATTGACTAAAGCCCTTGCTAATAACGAAGAGAAGTGGTTCAAGATAATTATTAAAAAGACTATCAAGGGCGAAGGATGCGCTCAGATACATAAGATAGCGACAGAGCAAGAGACAGTTAACTATGAGTTATGGCGTGCAGGGCTGTCGGTAGCGTGGGCATGCGAGGATAGAGACACAGCCATCCATAAGATCTCAGAGCGCCATCAGGAATATGATTTCCAAGAGACTATCCGCAAGGCTATGGATACCGGTGGCCCACAGAAGTGTGTCACGTTTGAGAAATGGAACCCTAGTGGGTGTGAGGGTTGCTCCCATAAAGGCAAGATAGTTGGGCCGATTGCGTTGGGGCGCAAGATTGTCAAAGCCCGTGCCGAGGATAACTTTGTCGAAGTAGAGGCAAAGTCCCCCGAGGTGCCGGTTACAAAGATCACAATCCCCGAATACCCCTTTCCTTACTTTAGAGGCAAGCAGGGCGGCGTCTATATTGAAATCGCGGATAACGACCCCATATTAGTTTATCAGCACGACCTTTATGTGGTTAAGCGGATGAGAGATCCACAGAAAGGGGAGGTCGCTTGGATTAGATTGCACCTACCAAAAGATGGAATTAAAGAGTTTGCGTTGCCGATTACAGAGGTAATGACCAAAGAAAAGTTACGGGAGAAGTTAGGATTTTATGGCGTTGCAGCATTACAAAAGCAGATGGATGCCATCATGGTGTACATCATTAAGTTTGTTAACGAATTACAGTACAAAACTGACGTGGAGGTAATGAGAATGCAGTACGGATGGGCAGACAAAAATAGCAAATTCGTTGTTGGAGACCAAGAGATAACGGCGGAAGGTATTAAATATAGCCCCCCTTCTTCAATGACCTCGGCGTTGTCAGAGTACATGCAGCCGGTTGGCACGTTAGACGAATGGAAAAAGATAGCGAATGTGTACAACCGCCCCAGTATGGAGCCGCATGCGTTCGGGTTTTTCACGGCGTTTGGATCTCCGCTTTTGACACACCTGAACCTAAAAGGCGCGGTTATAAACCTAGTCAACAATGTATCGGGAACAGGTAAAACAACGGTAGCCAAGGTTATGCACAGCGTCTACGGACACCCCGAGGAACAGATGCTTATTGCTAAAGACACCATAAACGTCAAGTTGCATAGGATGGGCGTGATGGGTAACTTGCCAATTAGTTGTGACGAGATAACTAACGTAGAGGCAGAGCACTTTTCTGACTTTGTCTACGCCGTGTCGCAAGGCCGTGCCCGTAACCGCATGAAGTCTCAGTCTAACGAAGAGCGGCTTAACACATCAAAGTGGTCTTTACTGTGCGTGTGTACTTCTAACGCATCCTTTTATGACAAGTTGGCGTCGCTGAAATCGACCCCTGATGGCGAGTTAATGCGGTTAATTGAGTTTCAAATACCTGTTAATAGCGTCATGAACAAGGTCGAAGCCGACGAGATATTTAGCCAATTAGACAATAACTACGGGCACGCAGGGCGCATTTACCTGCAATGGCTAGTATCAAACCTTGAAGAAGCCATAGATATGGTCAAGCAGATACAGGTTGTTATCGACAAAAAGGTTAAATTTAGTGGACGTGAGCGGTTTTGGTCAGGTGTTGCCGCCTGTAATATTGCGGGAGCCATGATTGCTAAGAAACTTGGACTGATTGACATTGATATTAAAAGGGTTTTTGAGTGGATGGTTGTTGAGTTTTCTAAGATGCGTCACGAGATTAAGGCACCTCCTACAAACCAAGCCAGCACGATAGGCGAGTTCTTAAATGAGTTCCGTGGGAGCATCCTTGTTATTAACGACGCCGCCGACAAGCGCTCAGGTATGGCCCAGTTGCCGATTGTAGAGCCGAAGTTTGACCTGCTTGCACGGATAGAGCCAGACACTAAGAAGTTATTTATCAGTGCCAAGCACCTACGGCAGTTCTGTACCAAGAACCAGATCACACTTAAGGATGTATTAAATACTTTAGCCGCCGAGGGCATATACGAAAAGACAGTTAAAAAGCGTATGGCTAAGGGCACCAAGATTGAGGGGCTACCTACGGATGCCTTTATGTTTGACTGCTCCAAGGGGGACTTTATTAATACCGAGGACTATGTTGAGTCACTAAAACCCGCCGACGATGAGAGTCCACGGCCTGTCGTTTGAGATTGATTGGAGCAAATTTAAGCCGGGGCGCACCTTCTTTATCCCTTGCTTAGATTTGGAAACGGCGAAAAAAGAAGTAGGAGCCGTGGTTAAAAGATTAAAGTATTCTGTAGAAATGCGTGGGGTGATTGAGAATGGGGTCAAGGGCTTGCGAGTGTGGAGAATTAAGTAGTACACTTCGGCCTGACAGCATCTCCTCGCTGTCGGTG